CGATAATCTTGAAATAATTAAGGTTTCACCTTTGTCATTTTTAAATCTATCATCAAACACTGAATGTCTTTTAAGGAAAGTTATATCTTTAAATTCTAAATAATCATATATTACATCTGTTTTGTCTGCTGGTTGAAAATCCATACCCACATCTCCTAAGACTGCTTGTACATTTCTAAAATTAAAATAATCTACATCGTTTTTTACTGAAGCAACCATATCATCACCTAAATCCGTCATTAATACATGATCTCTAAATATTTTATAAGGATACAAAGTCTTGAAACTATAGATCATGCATACATTTCCTACCACAGTATTTAATAATGTTGTTATTACATTACCTGACGGGTTTTGTGACCTGGAACAATATAAATCTCCGTTACATTCATAATTAGCAAAAGCGATATCCGAAAATATTGCTAATATGCTTTTTTCAAAATCTGGTAAACCAAAAACAACGTTATGCATTTTTGCTATTTTTTCTCCGATTAACATAATCAGCGCAGCTGATTGTTTCTTATCAAATAATTTGTAATCTCCAGTTAAAAATTTAGGGGAAAATGTTAGCATTTTTGACATCATATCATGCCATTCTATTGTTTATAATCATATGCCTATTGCATGTCCAAATGAATAACTGTTGTTAGAAAACCATCTTATAAATCCGTATAAATGTTCTAAAGCCGCTATTGATACCGCTGTGGGTGCTACTTGAAATAATCTTGTAGAATTCTGCTCTATTTTCTTCAAGGTTCTTGGTTCATCTTTTGGTGTTACCTTATATATTGGACTAAAACTAATCCCGTTATTATAACATTGTTCAGCGTCAGCTATTTCGGCTAATACTTCGTCTGTAAACGTAAAGTGGTCTTGGTACTGCTTATCAGGAGCTAATGGTATAATGTACTTCTTCTTTGATCCTGAGAAAGGCCAGCCCATTGAAGATTTTTTATTAACGCTTTTCATAAAAGGTATACCAGGTATACCATTTATACATTCATGACGACTATATTTTCTTATATAATTCTTCCAATCATCAGAATTATTCAAACCATAATTAAAATAATATTCTATACTGTCATACAACCTATCCATATTCCAATTCCTACTAGGGTCAAAAGATGGAGTAATAGCATTTTCATATATTTTACCTCGATTTAATTCGGGTTGTCCCCATTTGTTTTCAGTAAATCCTAACATTTTCGAGAAGAAGGGAGTATTTGTCACTTGGCTCTTATACGTTCGTCTAATACTATTTAAGGTGCCATATATAGTTGCTTGACCTTCTATATACTTAATTTTAGCATTTTTACTTATAGGTTGCAACTCTAAATTCTTCCCTTGGTAAACTAAACTTATTTCTTTCTTCTGGGTAAAACTAATTCCAGGGTAAACTAAAT